TCTTTATTTGCTTTATTTAATTCATTTGCCAACATTTCGATTAGTTCGTCACGTTGACCCGTATCTTTACTAACACTTTTTTTTGCCATAACGTATATAAATAGAAAGCCGGTGGACTATAAAAACTCCACCGGCTTATTTTTTAATTTTTAAGAGTTAAACAAGTCATCAAATGCTTGATCTACACTATCTTTACCCTTAGCTTTAGCTGTACTTGGTGATTGAACGGCTTTTGCTTGGGATGTGGCCACTGGGCTTGTGGGGAATGGAGCTTCATCGTCATCTCCACTTGCGGTTGGTTCTGTTACGATCTCAGAAGCAACAGCTTCTGGATTTAACCATTTATCCATAACATCTTTTAGATCGTTATAGGATAGTTCTTCAAATAGATCCAAAATATTAACTTGCGACTTCAACGCTTCCATCAACTGTGCATTTTTAGGATCTACGGCGAGACTTACATTTGGCTTAACACGAATGCTTGTTTCTGGGAAACTAGCTCCACCTTCAGCTGTCTTGAATTCTACAACGATATCACGACCATTGGTTAAATCGGTAATATCACCGAAATCAGGATCACTGATGATTGATAGAAGTTCTTGATAAACTTGTTTACCGAATCCCCAGAACTTTACACCTTCTCCTTCTTCGCCACGAATAATAGCTGGTACGAAAGTACGCATCTTGGGTTCCATCTTACGGCCCATCTGCCAATCTTCTTTTGAACCAGTCTTTTTCAGACGATTAGCAAATTCAACGATTGGATCTGGACGACCGAAACTATCAGGAGATAGATACGTCTTGTTGTTGATGTTGTAATGAAACTTTAGTTCAATGAATGGATTATCCGGTACATACTTGTACGGAACAATACGAACTACCTGTTTACCAGGCTTTGGTTTCCAAATCAAGTTTGATTTCTGATTTGTGTTTGAGAGAGAGCTCAAACGGCTCTTTAGCCGACTTAGATCTAATGCCATAATTATTTAATATTTAATGTTTAATTAGTTAATTAATTCGTCTGGTTCACTCAAACCAGATTGTATAACCAACTCGAAACTAAGTCTACACTAGGTGCAGACCAAAATCAAGTCAAAAATACATATTAAATTTCAGAGATAGAAAACAATTTTAATGAAACTATTTTTACCCCAATTTCATTGGTTAAAATAATACTGTTTTTATATAAATCCCAATTTAATTGAAAGCTCTTATCAAATACACCATTGTTTTCATCAGCAATCAACTTATTCATTGCGTTGAGCGTATATAGTGTATTTGTTTGCTTCTTACGATGTATACTAATGGTGCCTTTGTATCTATTAATTTGTTCACGTTTTTCAACGTTGAATGTTAGATATAATTCCCGAAGATTATTTTCGTTAGCAAATATAAAGATCTTATTATCTATAAGAGTATATTGCTTTGGTATTTCTTTTAATACGTCTGTATATTGACTACTATTAGAAAATGTACAGAGTAATTGTTTTTGAGTTATCATATTTTGTCAACGACTTCTTTTCCTTCTATACTAAACGTAAACGAACTACCACTAGTACTATCTAAACTGAAAACAGAATACGTTGGTGTAGCAATATCGTCTTTCATAATAATTCCATTGAATAAATAAAGACTCACGGTTAAATATCCTTCATCAACAACTATATTGATTCGAATCTTGCCTAATTTTACGTCTTCAAATTCTTTTGGAATTTCCAATTTAAAATTGCCTTTGTATCTCAACTTTTCAATTTTTTTACCAGTGTATTTGATTAGAGGTAAACTAACGTTTTTGCCAAATACAGCTTCGGTTGAAAGAAGACTAGATAATTTTATAAATTCATCACGTATTAAATTAGGATCTGATGCATTTACGTCTTTTAATACATTATTTAAAATTAAATCTATATACTTAAGTGCCAAAACATTAGCTCTATATTTAAAAATAGGTCTAAGTGTCTCTCGTTCTAGGCAGTCTCCAATTTTAAAATCATCGTCGATTTGACCTATTACATATATTAGATTTTCTTTCAAATTTTTAATTTGTTCCAACTCTACCATTTTTATTTCAATTGGAAAAAATTCAAGTAAAAATTTATTGTTTGATAATTGGGAAATTTTGTTAATAAGAGTTATATCCTCTGTACTTGATTTTAAAATATTTTTAAATAAATTTAAATTTTTATTAATACTCGGCGTATATTCTGTATGTTTGATATCACATTTACCACCAGATTTCTCTGAAATGGTACCTATTTCTCTTTCAAGTTGACGCTCTAAATTTTGTAGATTTTTTAATTCGGAAGATTGTAAAATTTTTACGTCTGCATTTAACTCTTTGAAAAAAAAGTTATTTATTTTTGCAGCAAAAGGATTTATTGCTTTTATGAACGACTGAAAATAATTTTTAGCAATATCTGGTATACTTTTAATTTTATCTATAGCATATTTTATGCTACTGGATATTTTATCGATTATTCCTTCACTAAGTGGTACTGGTTCATCCGATGGAGTAGGTGCCAAAGATTGACCAACGTATTGTGCCAATTGAGTTAAAACTCGTCCCAGTTTTCCACCACCTGCTTTTAAACTAATTAAGGCAAATTTAATATTTTTATTTTTTATCTTAGCCATTGAATCGTCATCTTGTTCATCAATATTGCCATCTTTTAAAGCGTTTAATACATCTGCTTTTGTGCCACCGTAAATTAAAACAATGTCTGCGGTATTTGATTTTGTTTCTTGTTCACCTTTTAAAAATTTTCTGTTATAATCGTCTGCGCTTTTATAAAAAACATCTATTGATTTATGAATAAAATCAGTAGGTGTTCCTAATTCCGATAAAGAAACTCCGTCGAGACCACCAATTTGTTTTAAATCTCTATCGACTACATCGTACAATTTAAGATTTTCTGTACGACTAACTTCATCTGGTATGTTCTCTAATTTTTCCCTTAAATTGCCCCAAGCAGATAAAAATCCAATTGCAAAATCGTTGTAATCTTGTCCGGTTTTAATATTTTTAAAATCAGTAATTCCGTAAGCAAACAAAATAGGTATAGTTTCAAATAATTTGGTCCGTGTATTATTGTCTGCATTTTTTAAGAACTCCAACTTAACTAAAAGTTCTTTGTTTATAATATTTTTTATTTTTTTTGATTTGTCAATATATTTAGCAGGCGCGATTGCATCAGATACTATTATATGTTTAGATTGACTATCATCGTATATCTGTTCACCAATTAAACTACCCTCGGTATCATACCAATTAAAACCTTTTTTATAAAACCCAAATTTCTTGGCTTCATCGACACTATAGTTTACCAATGGAGTTTGTCCCATCAATATAGCCTCTACTCCATAAGCATCTTGTTTCTTTTCCCGTGTCGTTCTTTCGTCTGTATCTTTATTACCTTCAATATCTTTTTCTAATGTTTGATCTAATGTCGCGGGTTGACTTTTAGATTTTTCAGAAGATGTTTGTTCACCACCTTCTGGTTCACCATCTGCGGTAAAAATATTAGTTTGTGCCTTTTTAGGATTTTCAGCAAAGTGAGTTCCTTTGTTTACAGCTCTATCTCTATATTGTTTATTTGGAAACGTTACAAGTATACCGTCTTTGTTGTATGCTTGTCTTTCAGGAAATCTACCAGCTTCAAATAATCTAGCTGTTTTATCTACAATTTCATTAATATCGTAACCAGCCTTCTCCAAGTACTCCTGCAATACAAAAACGTGATCTTCATTTTTAAGATCCAATGTTCCGTTTTTGATACGACTATCACAACCAATTTCGTTTACTAATGATTTAAAGTTCATCTAATATAAATATACATATAAATATATTTACATTTGGACTAATTTCAAATCATTGTAATTATTTCCAATATAGGTTTTTACTTTAAATCGTTTGTTTTTGATAATATCAACCAAATCAATTAATTCTTGTTTATTTGTGTCATTGTGTACATCAAATACAATTGAGTCATACACGTATAGTATGGGTACAATTCTTTTATCACTAACAAACTTAATACACTTACTCAGACTATCAATGCCATATTCAGTCTCAGCAGCTTGAATTATATAAGAAAACAATTTATTTCGGTTGGGATCAACAATGTGCTTATTTGTAATTTTACGTTTATATACCGGAGTTGTTATATATCCATTCTTTTCAAATTTTTGCCAGTACTTATCCTTTAATTCGTTTACCTTTGCAAAATACGGAATGTTACAGTACTGTTGTGAAATTTGTCCATATAGATTAACCATCGTCAATTTCTTTGATTTAGCTATATCTTCAGATGTTACTGTGTCAACATCAAAATAATATTTGGCTAAATGTTCATATATCGTTTCCTTCTCAGGAACTTTATAATCAATCAAATTAGCCACAATGTACGGATGAAATCCGGTAAAATCCACCATCATTAAGTGACCA